GACTGTAACAGTTGCAGATCCTGTTGTTGAATCAAATGTAGCTCCAGTAATTGCTGTATCTAAAGGAGTGATGTCATAAAAGTCTTCACCATAATATAAAAATAAACCTTGTGATGTACCGATTACAGTATACTTTTCACCTGCTAAAGATGTCCATGCATGCTGTGCTCTAGCAACCCCTGGTAAAGTTAAATTTTCAATAGTAAGCTGATTCCAACCACCTATTTTTTCAGGTAGTCCATATCGAAATCGAACAAAATCACCATCGACCCATTGAGACTCGCCTCCGGAATCCGTGACCATCTTGTTAAAACCGGGCTTGAAATTTAGTTTTTGTAGCATATAACCTACTATATAATACTTATGAATATAATGAAAGCGAGAATAATCTGGTTTCCCGAACGTCTATCATACATAGATTTTGACTCATTACAAGATAAAATAGACTGGGATCAGGAGCATTTAGAGACTGTTCGTAAATACATGAAAAAGGATGGCTTGTTATTTCCTGCTGTATTTAAGGATGATGAAATACACTGCGGTCATTATAGATTTAAAGTAGCAAAAGAAATGGGTTATGACGGAATTGAAGCTTATAAAGTCAATACTTATAAGGAAGTTCTACAATTGACTAATTTTAGTGAATTATGTTATAAGCACTACAAAGAATATAAAGAGAAAAAATATTTATAAAATGTTAATAAATAAGGATCAAGTAAATTTAATCAAAGAAAATAAAATTTGTCATATAAAAGATTTTGTTTTGTTGGAAAGACAATACGATTTTAATTTAATAAGTTTATTGCTAGAAGAAAATGATTTAAAAGTTGCGTCTAAATCCAATATAGGAAATTTAAAAGATATATTTCAAATATACAAAGTAAGTAATTGTTTAAAAGAATTTAAAACATTTTTTGATTTTTTAAGTAAACTCTTTAAATATGAAAGAGACCCAAGAGATGAAGTAGATTTATTTTTTAGTTTAGCATCTCAAGTAGGAAGTCCTCATAAAGATGAAGAAGATGTTTTTATAATAGCTTTAAGTGGTAAAATTATTTATAGAATTTTTGACATAAAAAATAAAGATTATGAGATGAATAAAGGAGATTTAATTTTCATACCAAAAAATATAAAACATAAAGTAATAGGTATAACTCCTAGAATTATTGCATCTATTGGATTTTATGGTAAAAAAGATTAAAAATTATGTATGAATCATTATTAGAAGCAACTAAATTTCATGCTGTAAATAAAGACAATTGGATTGGTGAAGCATTAGCAGAATATAAACATAATATTTTTGAAATTATAAAAAATAATAATGTCAAAACCATTTTAGATTATGGTTGTGGTAAAGCAAAATTTCATTCTATTTTATTCAATAATAAAAAAGTTCCAGGATCACCTATGGATATAAGTATAACTCCATACGATCCCGCGGTTGCACAATTTTCAAATAAACCAATAGATAGATATGATTTAGTTTTATGTATTGATGTTATGGAACATGTTCAAGAAGATAAAGTTGATGAAGTATTAAAAGATATATTTACCTATAGTAATAAAGTATTTTTAACTATTACTTGTTATGCTGCTAAACAGATTTTAACTAATGGTAAAAATGCACATTACACCATTAAAGAACCTGATTGGTGGAAAGAAAAACTAAAACCTTATGATGGTAGTTATACTGTAATATTTCAAATAAAACCCGAAAGAGGTGGCGATGTAGTTAATAAAGAAGAATGGAAACCTAATGCTGCTACATTAAAAAAATTAGAAAAAAATGATAAAACATTAGATGAAAGTCAAAAAGAAAAAGCTAAATTATTAAATGATTAATTGTTTTTTACACACATGAAATTAGTATATTCAATACCAGATAAATTATATTATATTCAAAATTTTTTAGATTACGCTACTTATAAAAAACTACACTACGATGTATTTAAAAGTAAATTAATTAATTTAAATTCTACTAAAAAAACATGGAATAAAGAATTAAAATATGGTTATAAAGAATATGTAAAAAAAACTTCTTTAGATATAAATTACAAACCATTACAAAAAATTAAAATTTTATTGGAAAGTAATCCTTTTCATAGAATTAAAATAAAAAAATTTGAACCATTAATTCATTCAATGAAAGATGGATCGGGAATTAATTGGCATAATGATTATGCACATTTATATGGTATAACGTACTATATAAATAGAAGATGGAATTTAAAATTTGGAGGTGAGTTTTTGTTTACAAATGAAAAAGCTAATGGTTTTATACCCTTAGTTGGTAATTCATTAGTTATTGTTAAACCTCCATTAATGCATAAAGTAACTCCTGTTATGAAATCAATAGTTCCTAGAAAAACAATTCAAATATTTATAGATGAGGAAAAAGAAAATGATAGAAAAAACAGTTAATATAGATAATTTTATTGGAGTATATGATAACTACATTACTAAAGAAGAATGCAATAAAGCCATTAAATTATATGAAGATCAAAATAAATTTAATAAGACTATGAATAGAAAAATTTTTGAAAATGCGTCAGTTATTAAAAAGAAAGATACACAATTTTTTGTAAATGACGATAATATTGAAGTTTGGTGGGAAGAATTAAAATTAATTATCATAAACTTTGATATGGCATTTAAACATTATACTGAAAATACAGGAGCTAAAGAAGCTTATGTTACTCCTTTTCACTTTACTTCTTTAAAAATTCAAAAAACATTGCCTACAGAAGGATACCATGTCTGGCATATAGAACACCAAAAAGGTTTTGAAAACGAACCTAGAGCTTTTGTTTTTTCTATTTACTTAAATGATGTAAAAGAAGGGGGAGAAACAGAATTCTTACACTTTTCAAAAAGAGTAAAGCCTAAAAAAGGTAGAATAGTTATCTGGCCTGCAGGTTTTCCATATCTTCATAGAGGCAATCCACCATTATCAGGTGAAAAATATATTTTAACTTCTTGGATGTTATTGCGATAATTATGAAGAATAAGAAGTAGGTCTTGCACCTAATCTAGCAATCTTGTCAGCTTCACTTTCACCTTCAACATTATTATTATCCCAATTAGATTGTAATTGAGTTAAATGAGCTGAATCCCATTTATTAGAGAACTGACTAATATCTCCAATATTTGCATCTGCAAAAGATGAGTGTGAAGTTTCATCTCTATATTCTACTTCATCTGAAGTAATTGTAGTTCCATATTGAATGGCCCAAATATTTGAAAATTTTGATTGTCCCCAAAAAGTGTCATCATTAATTTTATAACCAACACCTTCAGAAGCACCTTCTGCATGATTTTTAATTATCATTTTGTCTTCAAATACAATTGTCCAGTTTCCTTTAGCCGCCATTTTATCTCCTAAGTTTTAATAATATAAATTATTGTTAAATATGGTTGAATAACTGAAGTTGCATCACCTGAAAAAGTTGCACTCATATTATGAGAGTGACCACTACCAGAACCTGAGCTATTTGTTGATTGAGTCCCTTGATTTTGAGTTCCTCCTCTGCCCGCTCTATTTGCATCAAATGCAGGAGATGCCCTAGTTATTTGTAGGCCGTGAGAATGAGAAGCAAGTTGTGATTCTGATAAAGTAGCATTTGCTGTTGAACCACCAACGTTTCCAGTTGAAGTTACTGTGTTTGCTCCACCAGTTGAAGCTAAGTTTTTAGTTCCAGATTTTCCAACTGCTACGTTATCTTGTAAATCAGGTACGTTGAAAGTTGTTGAACCATCACCTGATCCGTAAGTTGTACCAACGATTGCAAATAAATCTGCATATGTTGATCTTGAAACTGCAGCACCATTACATTCTAAGAAACCAGATGGCACAGATGAATCTGACCATGGCACAATTGTTGCTGTTGGGATACCTTCGATACCTGTAAGGTTAGCTCCATCAAAATCGTATCTAGTTGCTTCGTAATTTGCCATATTCTATTTCTCCCTATAAGTCCAACCTGTTGTAGCGTCTCCAGAATATACTAAACTGAAACCAGCACCTTGTGTATTAACAACTAGGTCAGCTGCACTGTTTGCTATATTAGATCCGTTTCTTCCAACAGTCAATGCATTTGTATTAAAATCATATCCTTGGTCAATAAATGAAACTTCATCACCTGCACTCGGAGAAGCTGGAAGAGTAATTGTAAATGCTCCACCATTTGTATTTGCTAAAATTTGTGCACCTGTTTGTACAGTTTCAGCAGCAGTGATTGCTCTCCATACTCTTTCTTCAGAAGCTTTTTCAATATTAGTACCATCTGAATATAAAACATATTTATGACCTTCACATAATGCAACACCTGTGCCTGAAGTAGTTTTGAAAGTTAAAGTAAAACCTGCATGGTCACAACCATCATGGATGATGTAAGTTTTTTCAATTGAATCTGGAACAACAACATTAACGTTTGCAGCTAATGTTCCTGTTAATTTAATTACTTGATCTTTACCGTTTGATAAAGCACCGTTTGTGAAAGTTAAAGTATTTCCTAAAGTGTTGTTTACTGTTAAACCAGAATAACCACCAATAGCTTGTTCAAGAATTAATAAGTTTGTATTTGTAATCTGTCCCCAAGTTCCTGAGTTTTCACCAGTTGCTTGTACAGTTAATTTTAAATTAGCTGATGTCGAGTTTGCCATATTTTAAATTCCTTATAATACGATATTTTATAAAATTTATGCAGCTGTGTCAACTTCTGTCCAAGTAGGCGCTGTACCTGTATTTACTTGGTTCCATACCAATGTTCTATTCGTTCCTTCAGCCATTGTCAAGCTTAAACCAGTTAAAGATACATTAGCAAATCCTTTAGCTGTAATACTACCTACATTAGCAGACATGGATATTCCAGTCAAATCTACAAGTGTTACGGCATCTAAATTACCTACCCCAAGACCGGCTGCAAAACCTTCT